GTAGTCTTTGGGGGTTGGAACTTCATCAAACTCTGCCGTTGTTTATCACCCATATATTGATCCCAATACCGCCTCGTACCCGGACGATAGGCCAACATATAATCAGAGCCAACTCCAGGATCACCTTCTACTTGTACTTTCTTCTTTTGTTGCTGGTCCCATAGTGAACCCCAAGGATCTCCAGTTATTCCAAGTTCAGGTACAGGATCACCCGGACCTTTCCAGCCTTCAGGAATAAAATCCTCTGGAGATATTAAACCAGTCCCTTTGCCCCATTGTGATAGTTGTCCAGGAAACTTTCCGGTAGTGGGGTTGAAATATCCTTTATCATACCTCTCTTGTTGCTTGGCTATGACTTGTTTTCTTGCATCCCCAGTAGAAGGTGTCCATAACCCATAGGTAGGAGAATTAGGATCGGTATCTTTTACATCCCCCCATGTCTCTGTCCGCCACGCTTCTCTCCATTCTTTAGGAATTCTCCCTTCTTTTAGGGTATCGCCAAATAACTTGATTTGTTCATCGGTTGCTTCGATTCCTGTAAGGTCAGTTATTAATTCACCTTTCTTATTCTTCGTCCCAGTCATCCATTGCATATTAACCTGCTGCCACGGGGTAAGCAGACCTTCGGTAATGGCGACTTCAGACTCTGGAAACAACTCCTTCCACATCGTTTTCTGTTCTTCAGTGGGTTTAAAAGTCGGTCTGAATCTCTTCTCATAAGCCTCACGATCTACATCATATACTATCCTACCCTGGTCATCTCTTTTTATTTTTCCTTCTTTATCAAGTGCAATTCTCATCCCAGGACCAGTGTATGCAGTTCCCTGTCCCATCTGGCGACCCGTAATACCACGAAGTGCATCACCATATGCATAGGCGTCTAGTGATGATTGTGTTATTTTTTTCCCTGATCTTAAGTCTATAGCCCGCTGCCTCATAGCAGCATCATGTGCTTCTCGCAACTCCGATTCCGACATGTTACCAGCTCGTACTGCCGTTTTCATGGTATCACTAGCTTGGGTTCTTCTTTCCTTTAAACGGGCTATCTCATTTTTCTGCCGTTGAGTTCTTTGAGATGGGTTTGTCTCAAGAAGATCTTTAATCTTATCCTGAATCTTCTTTCTTTCCCTTTCAGCTGCTGCCCGTACAGCCTGTGCTGCTGTGTGTTGCTTAGAGTGTGCCATATCAGTGCATCCTACTTGTGAGGTCTTTTGTTATTATATGATAAGAACATTTCCAATCCTTTAATACTTTGAGCCATCCTTTTCTTCCCCAACACTCAAGGGAAGTACAGCCGACAGACAAGGCCCAATCCTCTACCATAGGTAGGAATTGCATCCACTCTTCCATGCTCTTGCCGGCTATCGATATAATTCTCAATACTTGTTTCCTTGGATAAGGTATAATTTGTGACACCATAGATGCTATAATATGCCCATCATCAATAGCGATCCATAGCTGCATTTCTGCATTAGTCAACGCCTCGTAAAAGTCTTCAGGCTGTAACTCTCCCTCAGAGTGGGGAGTCATCAATTCAAGGTGGCGGTGAACTGTATCCCATATCTTTGGGATATGCTCTGGAGAAACAAGGGCTACTTTACAGTTTGTTTCAACTTGTACCGTATCAATAAATTTCTTAACCCTTTCACTAATAGCAGTTTTATCAGCCTGTTTCAAGAGTTAGTCATCCCCTTTCCTGCGACAAAGCCATAGAAGTTAGTTCCACCGTCAAAGGTTGTGAAGGTTACTACGTCTGTACCAGAAGAGGTCATCAGGTTGTTACTTGTATCATCCCCATCAGCCCAGTAAACGGCATTACCACCACCTCCATGCGCTCCTGCCTTGAAAGAGGCTGTGCAACTACCAAGGTTAGTTCCTAGTATCGTTACGGAGTTTGAATGGGAGGACAGGGCGTTGGTGATTCCTATATTAAAGGTTCCACCACCTGACATGGTAAGAGTCTGGACATTACCATCCTCAAGATCAATGTTAAATGCTGCGGTCTTTGTGCCTATGGCGTTGACAGTTTCAGAGTAGTCAGTAAAGCGCGGTCTGCTAACTACTGTATCAGCACACGCTATCCCAGCATCCACCGTTAATTGCTGAACAAATCTACCATCACCAAAAACATCTAAAGTATATGTTGGGGTAGTATCTAAAATACCAACCCTCTGCCCCTTTAATGTAATGTGGACTTGGTTGTCTACATAGAAATCAGCGCGGGGGCTACCCGCATCACAACGGATTTTTAAGTTTGCTGAATTAGCAACATTGTTGTCTATTTCCAGTGCTAAATCCCCAGAAGCACCCGTAATCTCTACAGTACCCTCATCTAAAGCTAACACATTCACCCAGTGTGAACCCTTCTTATAGACGTAAAGCCCCTCAATACCATTACCTACAGGGTCTGCATTTGTACCATCAAAATACCTAATATCACCCGGTCTGGGCTTATCTGGTACTACATTGGTTCTTTCCAGCCTGAAGGTGGCTTGGTTTAAAAGCACATTACCAAGACGCTTCAATTCCTCAACAGTGTATAAGCCTAAAGATTCTGTATCAGACGGTAAGGGGCCGGGTTCATAATGAGTTACAGACTTTTCTACCCTATCGGTATAGGTAGCCATCAATTCATCTTGGAGCCTCTAATCCCTGCATTACTTACATCCAGAGAATAGCCGTCCAATCTCCATGTTTGATCTCCGGTGGATTCAAATTTCACACCGATATATTTTCCGGTTACTCTGACAGGAACTTTTGATTGTGAGTCAGGATTAAAGGTGTATGGGCCTTCCCATGACACTGATTCTTCAGTAGACATCTGACTTCCTACATAAACATTTACGGTAGTAGAGCCAGATACAGACATCTTGGGCCAGACTGACGTAACGTGTTTAACCATTGAATGATTAGGCTGACCCTGTGAATCCATAGTCAATCCAGTTCTTTCAATATATGAAGTCATATCAGTACCATCTGACGTATTTCCGGTACTATTTCTGTACAGTTTAGTATCAGTAGGGGATACCATAACCAGAGTTTTACCCTCCTTACTTATGAAGGAGGATGAAGTGATCTCATTCCATTTCTGCGTTTCTGTTGTCCAAGTCGTAGTAGCAGCGTTCCATGAAGCGGTGGTCAGGGGATCGGCTTGAGTGCCATACCCCACAAATCCCAAGTTTGGAATATCACGCTCTGTAAATGTTTTATTCGGCCCCCAATTCCAAACTAATGCTTTATCACATTGGGCGTTAGCATTACCAGAACTTACATAGCAAGCCCAAATCTCTGTGTTAGCATAATCCGCTACTACAAATGATTTCTCGTACTCATCACCATTGATGTTACTAAATACATAATCCCGCATCTTATGTGGAAGTATGGATTTAATCTGTCTGCCATCATTGACATACATATCACCATTACCAAAGATGAAATGTTTTGTTCCCTGCTCGTCTGAGAACTCCGCTATACAGTTCTTGGATAATGTGCCGATAGTTGGAGATAATTGACGAAATGCAAAGATAAATGGAGTACCAACATACGTCATAGAGTATGTGGAATCCTCTTTATAGATCATAAAGGAATCGCCAAGCGACATACCATCTACAATCTTACCTCTGGTATCGGCTAACTCATACTCACCCGCATCAACCGTTGCCGAAGTTTCATCCCAAGAGGTGGGTACGGCTTGTGTGGCTGCTTCTGTTGACCACTTGACCAGTCTGGTATATGGAACAGAAGACTTCTTTATATTAAGGGCGATCAGGAAGGATCGGAACGCTCTTACAGAATATGCCTCTGTTGATGCTGGCCAGTTACTCAGGTCTGCCATCTTAGTGGATGTAGATGGTACGCCGGAACTTAATGCCCAGAATTGTGGGTCATCAAACCCATTAGCCATAATCAGGACACCACCTAATACGGTAGATGTCCAGCCTTCTTTAGCGGTGGCGCTATAATCTCCGCCGGATGATCGAGTAATGTCAGTCCATGACGATCCGTTATGAACGTATATCTTAGCCAGAC